CAAAGAGGCTCAGAAGGATACTACAACGGAAGTAACAGAGGAAACTGGTGCTTAATCTATCTGGATATGATAACAGAGCTTTTAAGAGTTCTTAATTACTTTAAAGTTAATGTAAGCTACGATTCTATGTTGGATTGTAGCTTATATGAACTTGATTACTGGATAGCTAGAGCAAATAAATTTGTAGAAGAAGAGGAAGAAAGACAGAACAATGATGATTAAGGAGGTGGAGTAGATGGCTAAGGACATGAGCTTAATTTGGCAAATGGGAGTTGCTGGAGCAAACGAAACAATGGCTATATTATCTAAAGCAGCTAAATCTTTAAATGAAGTAAAAGACTCTACAGAAGATTTAGTAAAAACACAAAAAAAACTAGAGAATTTAGATAAAGTTGCAGAAGCATATAAGAATGCTAACTCTGAGTACAATAAAGCGGCTAAGAATTTAGAACAGCTTAGAAAAGCATACGCTAAATCTAATAATGTTACAGCAGAATTTAAAGAGCAAGTTAAGAATGCAGAGAAGCAAGTTGATAAACTAAATAAGCAAAAAGAAAGACAAAAACATGTCTTTGAAGCAGCAAGAAGTGCTTTAGAAAACGAAGGAATTAAGCTAGAAGGTTATAAGAAAAAGTTAAAAGAAGTTAATGAAGAACTAAAGAAGCAAGAGAAGTTGAAAAAGGATCTAAGTAAAGCACAAGCTATATCTGATATGGGAGACCAATTCTCTAAAAAAGGAAGTGAGCAACTTAGGAGAGGTGCTGCAACAGGAGCAGCATTAGCTATTCCAGTTAAATTCTATATGGACGTAGAAGAGTCTCAAGCAGATTTAAGAAAAATTCTAGGTAAAGAAGCTGAAAAATACTATGATGACCTAGCTGAATTATCTAAAAATGGCCCTCTATCACAAATAGAAATTAATGAAATAGCAGGTAGTTTAGCACAATCTGGAATAAAAGGCGAAGATATAGTAGCATATTCAGATATGGCTGGAAAAATGAAAGTAGCATTTGATATTTCTACAGATGAAGCAGGAACATTCTTGGCCAAAACAAAAGAGCAATTAAATTTATCTAAAGATGAGCTTTTCTCATACATGGATACTCTTAATATGCTGTCTAATAACTACTCTGTTACAGCTGCACAACTAGCAGATGTATCGGCAAGAACTGGAGGATTTGCTAAATCTATAAACTTATCTAAAGAATCTAATATGGCGTTTGCTACATCTCTTATATCTACTGGAGTGACTGCAGAACAGACAAGTACTGTATTAGGTAAATTGTATTCTGAACTTTCTCAAGGTGCTAACACTAAGAATAAAGCAGCTGCTTTAGAACAATTGGGATTTGACCCTAGAACTATAAATAAAGAAATGGCAGAAAATGCTGAGGGAACTATCTTAAAAGTACTAGAAAAAATTAAAAACTCTAATGTCGCAGACAAGTCAGCGTTAATCAGTGATATCTTTGGAAGTGATAAATCTGTAATCAACGGATTATCAGTGTTATCGGAAAATTTAGATGGAGTTAAGGAGAAATTAGATAAAGCGAAACAAGCTGTATCAGAAAATGAAAAGGTTAATGGAGAGTATGAAGACAGATTAAACACTTTAACTAATCAATTGAAAATATTTAGGAACAATGCTTTTAATGCTCTTGCTGACATTGGAAAGAGCATAGCTCCTGAGCTTAAAGAAACTCTAAATACTTTAAAAGAATTCGCTGGAAAGATAGCTAATTTTATAAAAGAAAATCCTAAGCTAGTGGCTTTCATAGTCAAATTAGTTGCTGGATTCGCTGCAATGAATTTAGGAATGGGGGTTGCTAACAAACTGTTATTAGGGCCATTTGCAAAAGGTGTAGGTTGGTTATATAAGTTTGGAGCTTTTAAGAGTAAAGGTGGAGTATTCTTTGCTTTAAAGAAAATGTTTCCACTAGCTAGTAAACTTTTTGGAACATTCGTAAAAATAGGGACTTTTATAGGTGGTAAATTCATAGGCATTATAAAAATGGTTGGTTTAGCATTAAAAGCTGCTTTTGTAGCTAATCCAGTCGGGCTTATAATTGCAGCTATTGTAGCGGTTATTGCTATTTTTGTCCTACTTTATAAGAAGTGTGAATGGTTTAGAAAAGGAGTAGATAAAGCTTGGAAAGCTATAAAAGAAGGGTTTAAAGCTACTTGGACTTGGATAAAAAATAAATTTCACGCATTAATGGAGTTAGGAGCTAAAGTATGGGCTAAGATTAAAGAGTATAAGGCTCTATTTATACCATTTATAGGTATTTTTGTAGTATTATATCAAAAATGTGAATGGTTCAGAAATGGAGTAAATGCTGTATGGAAGGCTATAAAAAATGCTTTCACTAATACTTGGCAATGGATAAAAGATAAATTCAATGCTTTGCTTGAAATAGGGTCTAATGCATGGAATGGATTAAAGAATAGTGCTACAGCTATCATAGATAAAATTAAAGAAGCTTTTAGTGGTTTCTTTGACTGGATAAATAAAAAATGGGAAAGCCTTAAAAACTTTGGTTCTAAATTAAATCCTTTTAACTGGTTTAAAGGAGATGGAGAAGTAGCACAAAACTACTCTGGAACTAACTACTTTGGTGGTGGACTTACAACTCTTGCTGAGAGAGGTGCTGAAATTGTAGAAATGAATAATAGCTCTTACCTGGTAAATTCTCCAGTTATGGCTAATTTACCTCGTGGAGCTAGAATTCTTAACAATTCACAAACTAGAAGCTCTTTGTCTTCAAGAGTATCATCACTAAAAGATAGAATTAGAAGTATTTCAAATGACTCAAGAACTATGGTTGGTGGAGATACTATAACTATCAACATTAATGGTGGTTCTGGAAGTGCTGCAGATATTGCTAGAGAAGTTAAAAGAGCACTTGAAGAAATGCAAAGTAAGAAAAGAAGGACGGCGATAGTATGAAAAAAGTAAAAGTTTATAAGACAGTTAGTGGAGATACTTGGGACCTGATAAGTTATAAATTATATGGCTCAGAACAGTATTTCCATCAACTTATGAGAGCTAATCTTAATCTATTATCTATCGCTGTTTTCGATTCTAATATACCTATTATAGTACCTGAAATTACACCTATCGCAAGTGCAGTAGAAACATCTAAACTGCCACCATGGAAAAGATAAAGTGTAGCAATATTGATTTTAGTAGAAGCTTAGAAGAAGAAAAAGTTAAACTATAGAGCAGTGTAAAAGCTGCTCTTTTTTTATTACAAAAAGGAGGCTGATAGAAATGGGATAGCAAGAAATATAAAGATATTAGTTTTCTATGAAGGTGTAGATATTACTGAAGAAATACAACCTAGTATTTCATCAATGACTTACACAGATAACTCAAAAAATGCTGTAGATGATTTAGAGTTAGACCTGGAAAATTTAGATTATAGATGGCTTAATGAATGGTATCCTGACGAAAATTCAAGGCTATTAGTTGGAATCCAACAAAATGAAAATGGTAAATCTAAATTCTTAGACCTTGGAATTTTCTATGTAGATGAGCCTACTTTTAATAATCAAAGACTTTCTCTCAAATGCCTGGCATTGCCATTAGACCAAACTATCAGAGAGCAGGTTAATAGTGTAGCTTGGGAGAAAATAACTCTATCAGAACTTCTATCTAAAATAGCAACTAAACATGAGTTAAGTTATGAGCTGCATTGTGATAATGCCTTCTTTGATAGATTAGACCAGGACAGAGAAACAGATTTAGGATTTTTAAAAAGAATTCTATCTGAAACAGCTCTAAGTTTGAAAGTTACTGATGATAAGCTAATAGTCTTTAATGATGATACATTAATTGATAACGATAATATCGATATCTTTAATATTAAAGATTTTCGTATTAGAAGCTTTACACTAAAGAAGAAAAATCAAGGAGTTTACGACAAAGTCGAGGTTAGTTATTATGATGCGGATAAAAAGAAACACATTGTTGAGACTATTACAAAAGAAGAACTTGAGAAGAGAAATGAGGTAAAAAATGCTTGATGATGGAGGATATATAGCTTTTAAAGAGAAAGCAGATAAAACAAAAACTAAAAAAAGAGTTAAAAAAGCTAAGACAAAAAAGATTAAAACTAAAGGGAAATCTCAAGCTAAGAAGGTGGCCGAGAAAACTTTAAAGGACAGTTTAAAGCAAGAATACTCTATAAACTTAACGGTTGATGGAGATGTTAAATACTGTGCAGGTTGCATTATAGAACTAGATGACAGTTTTGGTAGATTTGCTGGACGATATGTAGTTGATAAAGTTACACACAATATTGATGGAGACTACACATGTGATATTGAAGCTTTTAAAGTTGGTGCTAGACAAAATGCAGAAGAGAAAGCAAAAGCAATTGATAAAGCTAAGAGAGATAAGGCAGAGAAAGAAAAGGCTAAAACTGCAAATACAAGAAAAAAAGAAAGAGAATTAAAAAAAGCAAATAAGATTAAAAATAAAAAAGGTGGTGGGTAAGAATGCTGGATATCTTGAAGCAAGGGGAAGTAAATGATATAGACATAGCTAATGGTAAAGCAAGAGTTATATTTCCTGATAGAGATAATAAAATTTCAGATTGGTTAAATATCCTGGTTCCATTCTCTGAGTCACATTCAGATAATTATCATCTTGAGATAGGGCAAACCGTTATAGTTCTATCATTGCCTGATATGATGGAGCAAGGTTACATCTTAGGATGTCCTATGAGACCTTCAGACATTTCTGAAGGAGAAGTAAAAAGGACATTCTCCGATGGTGGATTCTATTCTTACAAAGATGGAGTTTTAACCCTATCTCCTATCACAAAAGTAGTTATTACCGCAGACGTAGAGATTAAAAAGACACTAACAGTTGATGGAGATACTACTTTTAAATCTAATACAGATACTAAGGGTACTGCTATGCTAGGAGATATTAATCTTAATACGCATACTCACTCAGGAATACTACCTGGAAGCAGTAAGACAGGAGGTCCATCATGATAGGAAGTTTGGGAGACATAATTTTTTATGCTAGTGACTTGAATGTATTTTCTTTAAAGAAGGAATTATCAAGAAGTAGAAAAGCTAAAATAACTCAACATGAGCCCATCTATGGTATCGGTAAAGTGAGACAACAAGGTAGAGAACTTATGGAAGTTAGCTTGTCTATAGAATTAATAGCAGGACTTACTAAGGCTCCAAGTTTACATCTACAGATGTTAAAAGACTTTATGGACTTAGGAAAATTCGCTCCTTTAATTCTTGGGTATCATGTCATAGGAGAGTTTCCATTTCTAATAACTGGGATAGACGAAACACTATCGCATTTCAATGCTGCAACTGGAGAGTTTGACTATATTAACTTAGATATAACTTTACTTGAGTATGTAGATGATCCTTTACAGTACCAAAAAAAGATAGAGTACAGACAAACTGCTAAGACTATTCTCGGAGTTGAGTATGAAGACACTGTAAAAAATCTACAAAAGAAGGTGTTTAAGCTATGATATATTTGATAAATTCTAGAGATGAAATAAACTATAATCCACAAAATGAGATAGAAGATGTAGTAAGAAATGTACATATGATACTAAGAGTTACAAAGGAAGAACAGCCTCTAATGAGAGAATTTTCTTTAGATAGTGATATGGTTGATAAGAACATTCCTGTTATTAAGAATAAGCTTATAGGCTTACTAATGACTAATTTAAAGAAGTATGAACCAAGGGCACTACTTAAAAATTTAGATTTAAAGTTAGAAAATAATGACTTAGAAATAATGCTAGAAATAGAGGTGATTGTATGATAGATGATACTTATGAAATATTAGATGCAAATGCTGAAGAACTGAGACAACAAATGCAAGAAAAGTTTGAAGAACTTAGCGGACGTCAAATCTCTAAGTACTCTCCAGAAGGGCTTATCTTTGCTAGTGTTGCATATCTAATAGCAATGAGAGAAGAAAACTATAACGATAATTTAAAGCAGAATTACTTAAAATATGCTAAAGATTACAGATTAGACCTGTTAGGAGATAGGTATGGAGATAGAGGATTAAGACTAGAAGAGCAGTATGCTAAAGCTACTTTTAGATTTTCTATCATATCTACTAAGCAAAAGAAAATAGTAATCCCAAAAGGGAGCTTAATCAGATATAATGACCTTTATTTTGAGACAAATGAAGAGTATTCTATTGCAGAAAATACCTTATATGTAGATGGTATTGCTACATGTAAAACACCAGGAACAATAGGAAATAATATTCCTGTTGGACATATCAATACAATGGTTGACTTATATCCTTACTTTTCTAAAGTAGAAAATATCAC